CTGTCATTTCTAAACCTTCAGAATCATGTGCAAAACCCATTTTCTCTACAAAGAGTTCAGCATTTTCTTCCATGTTTTCTACATTAACTTCTGCCATTTTTTATTCTCCTTTAAGTTGGTAGTAAATCTAAAAAATATTTTTCGTCTTCTTCTGGATCATAGATGTCTGTGTAAGTTGTGCCAGTTACAGCACCTGATGGATCTAAAGTTTGTGTTCCTAGTAAAACATTTTCTTCACCGATAACTTCTCTTATTGGGTCACCTAAATTAACTCCCTCTAAAGATGCTGGATTAATTAATGAACCATCTGCTCCATAATATAAAGTTGAGCCATCAGGTTGTTCAACTGCTTGTATTAACTCATCAAAAGTTTGAGGATTATATCCGAATCTTGTTAAATAGCTATCTAAAAAACGATCCCACATCCCTCCTCTTCTTCCTCCAAAAAATTCTCCATAAACTGGTCTTTTGCCATAAACATCTCTCATCATAGGACCAGTATCATCACCACCACTTATGTTAAATGGGTCGGTAGAAAATGCTGTATTGCTGTAAATAATATCTTTAGTTGTAGGATTTCTGTTAGATTCTCTTAAATCATCAAAAAAGTTTTCTAATTGATCAGCATCGTAAGATGGTTGTTGAAAACCACCTTCCTGCATTTTAGGGAAAACATAATCATAATACATACCTTTACCATCAGGCAATTCAAAATTTTTTCCTGCTAAAGCTTTAAAGAAATTACCATCATTTATAATATCATCTAATACATCTATTGATTGACTTCTTAAAAAGTTTTGTGTACCCATTGATTCAGTTTGGTTAAAAAACTTTTCTAGGTTAAATTGATTTGAATCTGGATTGCTTAAAACTAATTGCTGTTCATCTAAACCAAAATAAGAACCTAAATCAAAAGCTCCTGAACCTGTACCACCTTCAACAAATGGTGATGTTAAAGCTTCTGTAAAAGAAGTTGTAGGTGTTGGTCTAGTGTCTTCTTCTGCTTTTGGATCACCTTGAGGATAATAACTTGTAAAACCTTTTGTCAATACTGGTTGTGTGTAAGTTGATTCGTCGAAATATTTTTTCTCAAAAGATCCATCTTCTTGTTGCTCTTGATAACTTACTTGAGTTGGATCTCTAGTAATATATTCTGCACCAACTGGAATACCTTGTCCACTATTGTCTGGAGTATAATAAGTTATATCATTATATTCATAAAATAAACCACCACCACCAGATTCATATCCTGGTTCTCTATTTGCTTGTGCTGTATACTGATCAAGTGTTTCAGGATCAGTAACACCACCCCATGTTAGATTTTGATCAGAAACGTCTGTCAATTTCCAATCTTCATCATCTTTAGAGTTTATAGCTGTAATTTTTAAATTAGCACCAGTCGGTGGAGCACCACTTTGCCAACCTGTTTCTTCTGAAGCACCTTCATTATCATCGTAAACATATTGTTGACCAGTGTCTTGATCTACCATATAAACAAATCTTGATGACCTTTGACCAGGAATAGTATTACCTTGATTAGATGTTAGGTAAACTTTTTGACCAGTGTCCTGTTGTCCATCATCTGTTCCAACATTAGCTAAAGCACCAGTGTCTTGAGTTGTTGTTTGCTGTTGAGTAGGTTGTTGTTGTGCATACTTTGCACTAATCGCAGCTAATTTAGATGCCAGTTGTGGATCATCTTGTGGTACTAAACCTTGATCAGTATAACTTTTAATTAATGCAACTATTTCTTCGCCTTCTGTCATTATCTAGCTCCTTGCATTGGTTGCTGCATCGCAGACATTACATTACCTAAAGCACCTAAATCACCTTGACTGGACTTTCTTCTTATCTCCATAATTTTTTGCATCAAATATTGATTAGCATCAAAGCCACCTCTTTGCTGAGGCATCTGATTAGGAGTTCCTCCAAATGCAGCAGGATTAATCGGTCTAATAGAAGCTAAAATCTCATTCATTCTTCATGGCTTCCATTTGCAGTTTTGCTGCATTCTTTTCTCTTTCTAGTTGTAGTTCAGCTTCAAGTTTTGTAATTTTTGCTTGAAGGTCAGCTTGTGCTTTGGCTGCTTCTATTTCAAGATCTTGTTGAGCTTCAGCTTGTTTAATTTGGATGGAAGATTGTGCTTTAGCTTGATCTGCAGCAATTTGTGCTTGCGTCCTTTGTTGTAGTGCTTGAGCTTCAAGCTGGGCAAGTTGTTTCGCATATTGTAACGGATCCTGTTTTTGTCCTCTTTGCTGGGCAGCAACAATAGATTGTATTTGTTTCATTTGAGGTGCTTGTTGTACAACTTGTGCAGCACGTTGACTTATTAAACGATCTAATTCAGGATTAACATCTTCTAATTTGCCTTCGCCTTTCAAGTCTGGTATAACTGGCATCGGCACACCAATGCTTTCTTCCATTCTTGTTCTATACAATAAAGCAACATGTTCTGCTATATGTGCGATTAAAACAGGTTGCATGCCTGCAGCTCCAGGATTTCCTGCCAAAGATGGATCTTGTAAAAACTGCATGTGTACAGCGATATGCGAATCATGATCTTGTTCAGGAAATGCTTTAATAGATTTACCATACATAACAGACATATTTTCATCTATCGGATCTAATCTAGGAGCTTCTTCAGGTTTCATTAGTATTTCATCTATATTAGGAATTCTAATAGCTTCGTACATTCTTTTGTAAGCTTCATACATATTATGCATGTCTGGAGCAGATTGAGCCATTTGTAAAACAGCTTGTGCTTGTGCTATTCTCTGGGCAGTAGAAAATATATTAGGATCACTAACAGGAACAATATCTATTCTATCACTAAAGTCAGCAGCATATATTGTTGAGTCTCCTCCTGCCAAAGCAAAAGTAAATTCTTCAGGTAAATTTTCTGCATTTAAGTTTGCAATTAATTTAAATTCTTGTCCTTGTGAATAATGCAATCTTTTATGAATCGCAGAGAAAGCTTTAGATCCTTGTTCTATTAAGGCAACTGTTGAACCAACTGGAGCATTAGGATTAACATCTCCAATATTTAAATCTGCAGTGCTTGCAAATCTTTGACCAGCTTGAACAATAAATCCTAATAAATTAAATAAAGATCCACTTGGTTCTTTAAATGGCAAAGGCATAATGGCTTTATTAACATCGTCAACTGTCGCATCTAAATCAACAAACTCTCCAGGATTCACCTGAACTTCACCACCTGCAACTCTACCTCTTAATTTAAAACCACCTTGCATATTAGCAAATGCAGCAGAATCAAGCAATGCTCTTAATGATCCAGTTGCAGCTTTACCTAATCCACCAATTAAATGATATAAACCGAAACCATAAAATCCTAATCCAGGAAGAAACTTGTAAGAAACAAACCATTCTCTTTTTACTTTTCTTTCATCTTCTTCATGCCAGTTTCTGCGAATACTAACTATTTTTTGATTATCATAGTCTATTGTAACAACATAAGGTATATCAACTTCTGCATCTTCATCTTCAAAAGAATCGTAAAGGTGCATTTCTAAAAGTGTTATAACATTATCTTCGGAACTGTCGGCATATTGGCTGATGCCTTCTATCTCCCCAATAGTATCACCTGATGGATCAGCATCACTACCTATATCAGTTGTCTGTAGATAATAACCTGATTGAACATAACGATTATAATCATTTTTGGGCATGCGAATAACATGCGTATATCTAATTGATGTTTGTAAATCTTTACTTTCTGGAGCTACAACAAAGTCTTCAGCTTTAACAAACTGGGAACATTGTCTTTCTAAATTACTGTCCCACCAAACTTTTTTAAATGTCTGGCCAACTAATGGTAAATGAAAAAGCATTTGGTCTAAGTCAGGAAAATATTCTGGCATTTCCTGAGTTATCTGATAATTCATAAACTCTCTAACTCTACGACCTTGTTCTTCTAGTTCTTCACTTGGTTCACCAATAATAACTGTTTTTACTGGACCACCTGAAGGATAAAGTTCAGCAATTGCTCTAGCATTAAACTGAGTTGCAGCTTCTGCAATCATAGGATGTACAACTGTTGATAAACCTCTAGTGGCTCTTTCGTCTTCAGATTCCTCCATGCCACCATCAGGATCTAATGTTTTTAATCCTTTTTTGTATCTTTCTTCCCACTCAGATCTGGCTTCACGATCGTCTTCATAATACTTAATAAGTTCAGAAGCTTTCCTGGAAAGTTGTGTATCCGACATATCATCAGCCAAGTTGGCATCAAAATTAGTCTCATTAGATTCAGGTTGTAGCTCCTCTTCACCAATCAGGACTTCATCATCACCAATCTCTTCTACTTGTAAATTATCTGCTGGAGCTGGCTCACTAAAGGGAGCTGAACTTGGTCGAATAGAAATTGGTTGTTTAGCCATATAATGTTATCCTCTTTTTCTCTTCGAAATCATCATCGTCCCAATCGTTAGAATGAGACACAAACCATCCTTTTCTTAATCGCAACCAAGCCTGAGTACAAGTATCAACAATGTCATCATTATCAGTTGCAGGAAATGCTGCACATATGTCAATTAAATCTTTAGCCCATTTTTTATCAAAAGGAAAGTAAATTCTTCCATCTTCTAATAATGCAGAGGATGCATGTGCTCTGGCTTCTTTATCTCTATCAGGCATATATTCTACAACTGGCACTCCTCCCATGCGTAAATCTTGTAATAAACTTTGCCCAGATGCCTTCTTTTCTATCAATACAGCATCTGGTTCATAATCATGATAGGCATCTTGTGCGATTCTTCTAAGTTCAGGATAAGTGACTCTGCCATACCACATTTCCAAAACTAATAAATTTACCTGACCATTCATTCTAAAAACTCCCCAAGTAGTTCTGGCAGAATAAGATGTCTTTTCTTTTGTACTAAAAGCTGTATCCCATGATTGTAATACATATTCTATATCTGGTAAATCTTGTTTTTCCCATGGAACCCACCACTCTGCTTTTAGAATACCACCACCTTTGGGCATTGGTCTTTGTTGCAGCTGACCTGCTGATGCGTATGTCCCCAGACTCTTCTCCAAACTCTCAAGAGTCTTGCTGTCAATCCTCTCTGGCCACAGCAAATCACCTTCTTTGGTTCTTGGGTCTGTGAAACCGAGGGATGATTTCGGTGGAGTTGGGTGTCCGACTTCATATCGAGCAGGTAAGCATAGATGATCCCAATCATTGTATTCATTCCTTAATATATGTCCAGTTAAATCATTTTCATGTACTCTTTGCATAATAATAACAAAAGCACCAGTCTTAGGATCATTTAATCTGGTTTGCATTGCCTGATCCCACCAATCTAATACACTCTCACGAACAGCTGATGATTCTGCTTCACGAACATTGTGAGGATCATCAATAACAATTATATCACCACCTTCACCAGTTAGAGCACCATCGACAGACGTTGCTATTCTCTGGCCAGTTTTGTTATTCTCAAATCTTTGTTTCTGGTTTTGATCAGACGTCAGTCTAAATGCATCACCAAAATGTTCTTTATACCACTTGCTATCTATTAATCTTCTGCATTTAACAGAATCTCGTATGGAAAGAGAACCTGCATATGACGCATACAGAAACTTTTTGTCTGGTTGAGTTGCCCAAGTCCAAGCTGGAAGTACAACAGCAACAGAAATAGACTTCATATGTCTAGGAGGAATATTGATTATTAGTCTTTTAATATCTCCTTCAACTATAGCTTGCAGATGTTCAGATACTGCATCTATATGCCAGTTGTCATAGAAGTCCCTTCCAGGTTCAATCGTTGGCCAAGCTCTCTTGGTAAACTCCTTGAGAGATCTCTTCATCTTCTCCGATCGGACTTCCTTCAATGACAGCATGTTCAAGTACTCGTTCAATTGTATTGAGGTCATTGTCTGTTAATCTACTTATGTCTAAAACTTTTTTCTCTTCTATTTGAGCTGTAACTTCTACAGCTTTTAAATCAGGCACACATTTACCAAGCAAAGTTTTTGCAGCCATCACTCTTAATTCTGGATCAGCTCCAACTTTTCCGATTGTTTGAACTTTTCCATCTTCTTCTGAATAAACAGGAAACATTTCTTTCCCATGCATAACAGACGCAAGAAATCCTACAGGGTCAGCTTGTCCCATAATCCAATTAATTGTAGCTGGATGATTCCACTTTTGATATCTTACTTGACGATGTTGTGCAGGCTTTTGATTCTTTAATGGTTCAACAGATTTAAACCTGCCATTCCATTTTTCTGGCTTAACTCTATTGCCATTATTGATTGGTCTTTGTACTTGAATCTTTTTATTATTGTCTGAAACCACATTAATCTCCTTCCAACCTTTACTTGCAGTGGTCAACTGAAAATTAACTGTAACCTATTTCTGGGCAAAAAGAAACCCCAAGTTTTTGGCTTGAGGTTTTAAGTTACAAGGCATATTTTTTTATAATTAAGGGAGGAAAATATGCATAATCTGAGATGGTAAGATACATGAGTTATATTCTGTCCATAATTCCTGATCCCATGTATCACAACCTAGTATTAAATTAATTAAAATAAAAGTAAACAGAAAACTTACAAAAAACATTAAAATAATTTTTAAAAGTAAATCAACCATTTGTTATCCTTT